ATATTTTAAATTATTTTTATATATATTTTAACGAATCTCTCAAATTTATTTTAAAATTGAAATTAAAAAATATAAAAAGTTAAAAATATTATAAATTAATGCCACAATATTACATTTATAAACTAGAATGTAATAATGCTAAAGAATGTCATGATATTTATGTAGGTTCTACATATGATTGGGATGAGAGAAAACAAAGTCATAAAGATAATTGCAATAATCCAAATAGTGAAAAACATAATCAATTAAAATATAAAACGATGAGAGAATATGGTGGTTATGATAATTGGAATATGATACAATTAGAAAAATGTGATTTAACAATACAAACAGATAAAGAAGCACACAAAATTGAAGAAAAATGGAGAAAAGAATTAGATGCGAAATTAAATATGAAAAAAGCATTTAGAAGTAAAGAAGATTTACAAGAATATCAAAAAGAATATACAGCAATATGGAGGAGAGATAATAAAGAATATAAAAAAGAACAAGATAAACAATATAGAGAAGAAAATTCTGAAGCAATAAAAGCACATAAATATTATAAAAATACCTGTGAATGTGGTGGTAAATATACAAATGACCATAAACAGCAACATTTAAAAACAAAGAAACATAAAGATTGGGAATTAGCACAAACTAATCTCTCGTAATATTATGAATTGGGATAGTTTGCCGAGAGAATTAATAGAAATTATAATGTATTATAGAAGATGGTATACTTGTGGTTATACAAAAAAGGCAATAAAGATTCAATCATTATGGAGGTGTTATAAAACGAGAGTTTTGGTAGGTAGATTTAGGATGTTAAGATATTTGAGAGATTTTAGGGAATGGAATCCAACTATGTATGAATTTATAGTGAGGTCAAAATTATAGGAAAATTAAAATCTCACTAGATAATAAAATGAGTGATAGAAGTAAAAGTCCAGTAAAAAGTTCAAGATTAATAAATAGTTCAACTTCACTAAATTTACCAGATGATGAAATTGTGAATGGAAAGATAAGTGGAGATACAGCGAGGGATATAATATATGGAGAAGATTTAAAACATAGCAATAGGATTGCAATAAATAATAAGTTATTTTTTGTAAATAAAGATTATGATTTAGAGGAAACAGCAGTGGGATTTGGTAAGACTAAGAAGACAAAAAAAAGAAAAAAGGTATTAAAAAAAACGAGAAGAAAGAAAAAGAAAGGTAAAAAATTAAAGAAAAAATAGAAATCTCTCAAAATCTATTTTTTGTTTTTCTTTTTTTTAGATTTATGTTTTTTTTTCTTATATTTTTTAGTTTTTTTTCTTTGTTTTTTGCCTAAAGCAGATGCTCTAGTAGTTTGTCTAGTTTCAATTTCTCTTTCAATATGTTCATCAAAAGGCATAGTAGTTCCTGAATATATATAATGATACATAAGTTTAGCATCTAATTGGGTAAGTGGTCCTCTAGTCAAAGGATTTTGAGGATTAGTTCCAAGTAAAGTAATTGTAAATTCTTCTTCATCTACAGAGCCAGGTATTCTTAATGCTACTGCTGTTTCTCTGGATTGTGTCATAATCTGTCTGGCTGTTACACTTTGAAATATAGCGTTACCAAGTAAAATTCCTTCTTCTTCCTTTACAACTTCCTTGCTGACAGGATCTATAAATTTTTCATTAACAATAACATTACCAAAATATTGATGTTGTATTTTATCACTAAGGTTTATACCAGATTTCCATTCTAAAAAATGTATATAACGTTGTTTTTCTTTAAGTTTTCGTTGTTGTTGTTGTTGTTGCTGGTGTTCTTGTTGTAGACGTTCTGCTTGGGCGACTTGACGAGTATAATGTGGAGTGCGCTGCATTACTTATATATATAGTATAATAATAGAAATCTCTCAAATATAGAAATAAGATTTATAAAAAAATTATATTAAACTAAAAATTTTAATATAATTAAAGATGAATAAAGAGTCGATTCCTTGGGTAGAAAAGTATAGACCAGATATATTTGAGGATATAATTTTAGATAATAATAATAGAGAATTATTTAAAAATATATTGGAGAGAAATCATTTTCCAAATTTATTATTGCATGGTCCTCCGGGGATAGGAAAGACGACGACAATAATAAATTTGATAAATAAATTTAAGAAAAAGAATAATGAAGAAAGTAAAACGTTGGTAATACATTTGAATGCGTCAGATGAGAGAGGTATAGATATAATAAGAAATAATATATATAATTTTGTGTTATCAGATAATTTATTTTCAAAAGGTACGAAATTTGTGATATTAGATGAGGTAGATTATATGACGCGAATAGCACAACAAGCATTAAAATGTTTAATACAAGAATATAATAAAGATATAAGATATTGTTTGATATGTAATTACATAAGTAAAATAGATTATTCTCTCCAATATGAGTTTGTAAAGGTGCGATTTAATAAGTTAAGTGAAGATGATATATTTAGTTACTTGAATAAAATAAATAAAGAAGAAAATATAAATATGAATAAGAAGACGATAAGAAATATAATAAAAAGTTATGATTCGGATATAAGAAGTATGATAAATTATATGCAGTCAAATATTCATAATAAAATAAATATTTTAGATGATAATGTGTATAATAATTTGTTAAATATAAATATGAATGAAAATATAAATAATTTTAATAAGAGTTTGAATGTTTTAGAAAATAAGTATAAAATAAATAAGAGTTTAATATTGAAAAATTATATAACTTATATTTTAAATAATAGATTAGATATGTTAAATGGTGAAATGATAGGAGAGTTAGAATATATAATACATAATTTAGACAATGAAGATTTATGTATAAATTATATATATTTTTGTTTAAGAGTGAATTAATTATTATTATTATCTAAAGAGTTGAGAGAATTAATTCTTTTAATTAGTCTAAACTGCCATTCATTAGGAGGGGAATTTTTAGTGGGATTAAAACTATTAATATTTAAGCTACATTCTTTAATAGAGATGGATTTAGTTTTGAATTTATTTTCAACATTTTTTTCGATTTTTTTTTCAAAAGGATTATTAGATATTTTTTTAATATTTATTTGATTATGATTATCATAATCATAATTATTTAACTCTTGAGTTAATAAAGAAATCATTTTATATAATAAAAAAGAAAAATTTTTAGAAAAATAATATATTAAAATTAATTAAAAAATAATTGATAATATAAATTAAAAAAAGATATAAAGAAAATGTCGATAGATGAGGAATGGAGCAATTTCTTAGATAATAATGAAGATATAAATATAACAAAACCGGAAAATAGATATTGTAATGATAGTAGTTTAATTCCTAAATGTTCAGATATTTATATTTCGACTAAAACAAAAATAATATATCTAAATAAAGAATTATTAGATATATATTCAATATTTTGGAAGATCAAGATTGAAGATTATGATAAACAAGTAGAAGGAATAATAAAAAAACAAATAAAAATATCTTGTAATACAAAAGAAGAATTAGAAATTTTAGAAAATTTAATAAAAAATGAATCATATTATGTATCAAAAATAATAAATTATGTAGATAATCCAAATGGTAGAATAAAGTTTAAAGATGTTAGAAAAATAAGTGTAGGATTATGTAAAAAAGATTTAATTTATACGCGAACAAAAGAAAAGAGTGCATTTTACAATTGTTTTGTAGTAACATTAAGAGTTCTTTATAAAGGATTATTTAAAGAGATTCATGTAAAAATATTTAATACAGGAAAATTAGAAATTCCAGGTATTCAAAATGATGAAATATTAGAAATTGTATTAATTAATATAGTAAAAATTTTAGAAGAAATTTTAAATAATAAATTAGAAATATTGTATGATAAAACAGAAAATGTATTAATTAATTCAAATTTTAATTGTGGATTTTATATAGATAGAGAGATATTATTTAATTTATTAAGATATAAATATCATATAAATGCTTCATATGATCCATGTTCTTATCCAGGGATTCAGTGTGTTTATTATTATGATTATTTAAATAAAGTTGGTATTAGTAATACATTAAATTTAGATAGTAATATAAAAAAAGATAAAAATATACAAAAAATTTCATATATGATATTTAGAACAGGTAGTATTTTAATAGTTGGAAAATGTGGCGAAGATGTATTAAAAATAGTATATGAATATGTAAAAAATATATTGATAAGTGAATATAAAGAAATAATGACTAAAATTATAGATAAGAGTCTAGAAAAAGAAAAAAAACAGCCAAGTAAAACAAGAAAAAAAATGATATATATTAAATAGATTTACAAATAGAATTAATTAGAGGTTGTATATTTTCATATTTTTCTAATGTTTTTAATGAATCAGTATGTATAGAAGAAAAAATATCTATTTTTTTTTGAAATATTTTTTTAGAAATATATTTTTCTATAAAGATGAGAATATTTTTATGAAATTCTTCTAAATTTAAATGATTTAACATATTATAATTTTGGTTAATAAAATTAAGAAATATAGAAATATTGTCTAAATATATAAGTAGGTTTTGATTGAATTCAAGTTGTTTAGAATTTAAATCAGTAGCAATAAAAATTTTTTTAATAAGTTTTGATAAATTTAAAGTAATAGTATTAATTTCTTGATCAAAAATATTTTGTTCATTAGTGTGATTATTATATAAATTATAAATTTTGCTATTAACTATAATTGAAGAATTATTAATTATAGAAATAATTGTATTAATAATTTTAAGTTTAAATTTATTAGTATTAGAAATAGAGGTTTGTATAGTATTATCAAATGTAAAAATAGTTTTTTTATAACTAAAAATAACAGCATCTTTTAATGTTAATTCAAATGAATTAGATTCAAATGAATTAGTAATATTAATTTGATTAACAAATTCAACAAAATAAACATAACCTTTTTCACAAAGATTATATATATCAATAAGAGAGTCTAAATAAAGTAAAGATATATTAAATATATTATTGATTAATAATAATCCTTTAACATGTAAATTTTTAAGGAAGTTAGTATCTTTGTAAATAGAGATGTTTTTAAAAAAAAATCTATTGTAATTATTAACAGTAAGTAAATATCTTGATAATATTTCAACAATATTTTCACTAATTATCATTATAATATTATAAAAAATATAATATTATATAGTTTTAAAAAAAAATAATAAATAAATTAATAATATCCTAAATCACAAGCTTTATTATTATTAGTAACTCCATCCCAAGTAATATCACATTTTTTAGACCATTTATATTTTTCACATAAAATATCATCATTTTGTGCTCCACTAACTAAAAATTGATTTACAGGATAATCATTACATTCTCCACCAGGAACATCACCTCTACCGTTATTAATTGTGGATGTATTTTTACATACAACTTCATCATTTACATTATAACTAACATCCCAATAATCAGGACAATCAGATATAACAGGAGGATATGAATCTTCAAATAATGATTTAGCTAAAAATAAACCTAAAATAATAAGTGAAAAAATTAAAACAACAATAGATATAGTTAAAACTGTTTTTTGAAATGTATTCATATTATATATTATAAAATATAATAATAAAATATTATTATATATAAAATTATAAAATGAATAATAGTGCAAATGGAAGAGTAAATATTATGGGTCCCAATGTTTCTACTAAATTTTCTATGATGGATAAAATACCTTTAACTACAAAAACAGATTATAGTAATGTTTTAACAGGAACATTTGAAAGAACACGTTTATCAGATGCATATTTCTCTCAAGAAAA